AAGCTTTCAAATTCATCGTAGATGATATTGAAACTAATATGTCACATGTCAACTTCAAAGAGGTTGCTTCAAGCTCGGCTGCTTATGCATTGAAAGATTCATATGACGCTGCTGTTTTAGCAACTATGTTTTCTGGCTGTTCTGCATCATCACCTGACCACATCATAGGTTCAGACAGTTCTACTGCTGACGCTACTATGACACACGCAACCAACTCTGTTGACTTGCTTGGTTCAGATGGAACTGGTGTAGATGCTATTGACCTTATGGCAAGAATGGCAAGACTTTTAGACGACCAAAATGTACCTGAAGAAGGTAGATGGTTTGTTGCACCTCCTTCATTCTATGAAGAGCTGTCACAATCTGGTTCTAAAATGCTTTCTGTTGACTTTAACGCTGGTCAAGGCTCAATCAGAAACGGATTAGTTTCAAGTGGAAAACTACGTGGATTTGATATGTACAAGTCTAATAACATTGCTAGTACATCTAATGCTACTGGTAAAGTTATGGCTGGTCATATGTCATCTACTGCAACTGCTAATACTATTCTCTCAACAGAAGTGTTAAGAGACCCAACATCGTTTGGTGACATAGTAAGAGGCTTACATGTCTATGGTGCGAAAGTACTTAGAGATGACGCTTTATGTAGTGCATTCTACGTGATTGACTAATTGTCAAAACTCGGGGGAGGCTTCGGTCTCCTCCACTTTTTAAATAGGAATAATATGAAAGTTAAAGCACCAAAAGGACACCATTGGATGAAACAAAAGAATGGTAGTTTTAAATTAATGAAACACACAGGTAAGTTTGTAAAACATAAAGGTGCTAGTTTAGAAGCAAACTTTCCAATTCAAAAGGTTCATAAAAAATAATGGCTACAACATATTTAGATTTAAGTAACGAAGTATTAAGAGAACTAAACGAAGTTGTATTAACTTCTGCTAACTTTAGTTCAGCAATAGGAATACAATCATTTGTAAAAGATGCTATTAATAAATCTATATTTGATATAGCTAACGAAGAACCACAGCTGCCTTTTTTCTCAGCAGGAGCTAGTGGAGGCACAGACCCTTTTTACGGGAATGTAACTGTCGCAACGGTGGCAGGAACTAGATGGTATACGCTTAAAGCAGATAGCTCTAGTATAACAACTGATTATGCATCAGTAGACTGGGATGATTTTTATTTAACAACAATAAACGTAAGTGGAGAAACAACTCCTTACGTTTCTAAAGGTTTAAAATTTTTAACACTAGATGATTGGAAAAGATATTATAGAGATTCTGAAAACTCAGATGACGCTGAAGGTTCAGATGCAAGTCATGGCGAACCTGCATATGTTATTAAAAGTCCAGACCATAGAAAGTTTGGATTAAGTCCAATACCTGATAAAGTTTATAACGTACACTTTTATGCGTTTGTAAAACCTACAAGGTTGTCTAGTTATGACGATACTATTACTATGCCAGACCAGTATAGTAATGTAATAACTGCAAAAGCTAGATACTATGTACATCAGTTTAAAAATAATATACAACAATCTGCTTTTGCAATGGACGATTATAAAAAAGCAATGAAAACTATGAAAAGTAATTTAGTTAATCCAGAACCTAAATACATGACAGATGACAGGACTTATTTCTAAATGGCAGCAGGACAACCATTTTCAGTATCTTTAAGTGGTGGATTAGATAAATCTACTAACTCTTTATCGTTACTACAAACACCCGGAGTAGCTACTAAATTAAGAAACTTTGAAGTATCTATTGAAGGTGGTTACAGAAGAATAAATGGCTTTACTCTTTTAGGTGGAGGAAGTGCTGCAAGACCTAATAGTTCTAATGATGTAGAAGGTTTAGAAGTTTATGCAGATGGAGTAGTTGCTGTAGTAGGTAACGATATATTTTTTAGTTTAGATGGAACTGCTTGGTTACAAATAAACAAAGCTAGTGTAGATGCTTCAGGAGATAATTATTCTACATTTACAGGTAGAAGTGAATTAAGTTTAACAAATCTTGACCAGTGTGAGTTTGCTATTTACGAAGGTATTAGTGAGTATGGTGAACTAATTATAACAGATAAAAGCGGTAGTAATAAACCTTTTTTATTTAAAATGACTGGTACAGGAGCTTTAACTAACAGAACATTTTTTGTAAGTCAAATAACTATAAGTGGTTCTAAGACAGCTAAACATTGTACAATACATAATAATCACTTAGTAGTTGCTGGAGATACTAGTACACCTAATACACTTTATTATAGTGGAACTGCAGACATAGATAGTTTTAGTAGTACGGGTTCTGGTAGTATTGTACTTGAAGATAAAATAGTAGGATTAAAAAGTTTTCGTAATGAATTATTTATATTTTGTCAAAATTCTTTATTTAAATTACAAAACATAAATAACTCTAGTACTATAGCTGTAGTGCCTGTTACTAAAAACGTAGGGTGTATTGATGGTCAAACAATTCAAGAGATTGCTGGTGACCTTATATTTTTAGCACCTGATGGATTTAGAACAGTTGCTGGTACAGCTAGAATTGGTGACGTTGAGTTAGGAACTATTAGTCAAAACATACAGCCTATTATAAACGATATTGTTTTAAATAAATCTCAGTATCAATTTAGTAGTGTTGTTATAAGAACAAAATCACAATACAGAATGTTTTATAGTAAAACAACTGATTCTACTTCAACTTCAAAAGGAATCATAGGAGTACTAAGACCACAAGGATTTGAATGGTCAGAAACTTTAGGAATACAAGCTCCGGCAATTTGTTCAGGATTTGACAGTAACGGAGAAGAAAAATTTTATCACGGAGATAGAGACGGATATATTTACAACCATAACGTAGGTAATACATTTAATCCTGCGGGTGTAGAAACAGCTGTTAATGCTGAATATCAATCACCAGATTATGATTACGGAGATTTAGGAACATTAAAAACTTTAGATTATGTAAAGTTATCTATAACACCAGAGTCATTAGCTCAACCAACATTAAGAGTTAGATTTGATTATGATGATTTAGATACACCACAGCCAGTAGACATACCTTTAACAGCAGTACCAGAACCTGCGTTATTTGGAGCTGCGGTATTTAATAATCAAACTTTTGGAGCTGCACAACAACCATTAGTTAGACAAGCACTAACAGGAAGTGGACACAGTAACTTTTTTAAAATATTTAGTTCAGATACAAGAGCACCATATACTATAAATGGTATTTACATAAATTACAGACCTGCAGGAAGGCAATAAGGGAGATATAAACAATGGCACAAACATATACTAGACAAAGTTCATTTGCAGATGGTGATACAATCACAGCAGCACTATTTAATAATGAATATAATCAATTAGTAAATGCTTTTAGTTACAGTTCAAGTAGTGCAACTACTACTGGACACAGACATGATGGTACAGCTGGACAGGGTGGTAACATTTATAGAATAGGTGACTTAGACTTTTTTAATAAAATTGAAATAGATACTACTAACGATAGAATAGGATTTTATGTTCAAGTATCTTCAGGAACTGTAGAACAAATTAGATTACAAGACGGTGCTTTACTCCCAGTTACCGATAGTGATATTGATTTAGGTACTACTTCTTTACGTTTTAAAGATACTTATACAGATACTATTACAACTACAGGAAACGTAGCAGTTGGTGGAAACTTAACAGTAACAGGTACTGCGACTATTGCAGGTAACCTTACATTTGGTGATGCAGCTTCTGATACAGTAGCTTTTAGTGCTGATGTTGCTTCTAACCTTTTACCTAGTGTTGATAACAACTTTGACTTAGGTGCTTCAGGTTCAGAGTGGAAAGACTTATACATTGATGGTGTAGCTTATGTAGATGCTATAAACTTTGACGGTACTGCAATAACTGCAACAGCTGCAGAACTTAACATACTCGATGGTGTTACATCAACAGCTGCAGAACTAAACATACTTGATGGTGTTACAAGCACTGCAGCAGAGTTAAACATCCTTGATGGTGTTACAGCTAGTGCAACAGATATAAACCTTATAGACGGTATAACAAACGGAACAGTAATAGCAAGTAAAGCTATTATAACAGATTCAAACAAAGACATTACTGGTGGTAGAAACATAACTATTAGTGGTGAGTTAGATGCAGCTACATTAGATATTAGTGGTGATGCAGACATTGACGGTACTTTAGAAGCCGATGCAATTACTATTGGTGGTGTTACATTAGCAGAAACAATTAGTGATACTGTAGGTGCTATGGTAACAAGTAATACTGAAAGTGGTATTACAGTAGCATATCAAGATGCAGACAATACACTAGACTTTACAGTCGGTACACTTAACCAAGATACAACAGGAAATTCTGCAACAGCTACAGCACTTGAAACAGCTAGAACAATACATGGTGTATCATTTGACGGTACAGGAAACATTGACCTTTCAGAAGTAGTTCAAGATACAGTTGGGGCTATGTTTACAAGTAATACTGAAACAGGTATTGTAGCAGCTTACCAAGATTCTGATGGAACAATAGATTTAGCAGTAGGAACTCTTAACCAAGATACAACAGGTTTAGCAGCTACAGCTACAGCTTTAGCAACTGCAAGAACAATACACGGTGTATCTTTTGATGGTACAGCTAACATAGACTTAACAGAAGTTGTACAAGATACTGTAGGAGCTATGGTATCTTCAAATACTG